GGCCGCGGCCGCGCAGCGCGAGGAGGTAGAGGAGGCCGCCGACCTCGCCGAGGTCGCGCCGCCGGCCGCCGCGCTGGTCACCGCCGCCCCGAAGGCCGCCGGCGTGGCTACGCGCCAGACCTGGAAGGCCGAGGTGGTGAGTCTGGCCGACTTGGTGAAGGGCGCTGCCGAGGCGCTGGCGCGCGGCGACGACACCCTGCTGGCCTACCTGCAGCCGAACACCACGGCCCTGGGCCAGGTGGCGCGCTCGCTGAAGGACCGTACCCGCATTCCGGGCGTGCGCGTGTACGCCGAGGACACGCTGGCGGTTCGCCGGCGCTAACCCCCACCGCCGGCCGGGCGCGCGCTCGGCCGGCCCCCATTTGAGGAAACAGCATGGCCCGAGGAATAAACAAGGTGACCCTCATCGGGAACCTCGGCAACGATCCGGACACCCGCTACACCCCGGGCGGGATGGCCGTCACGAAGGTGAGCCTGGCGACCACCAGCGTGAGAAAGAACCGCGACGGCGAGACCGTGGAGGAAACCCAGTGGCACCGGGTGACATTCTTCGGCAAGCTCGGGGAGATTGCCGGCGAGTACCTGCGCAAGGGCTCCCAGGTCTACGTCGAGGGAGAAATCCGCTATAGCAAGCACACCGGCGACGACGGCGTGGACCGCTACTACACCGACATCATCGCCAACGAAATGCGGATGCTCGGCGGTGGTGGCGGCGATAGCGGCGGTGGCCAGCAGCGCGGCCGCAGCCAGGCGGGCGGCCGGCAGGCGTCGCAGGAGGGCCGCAGCATGCGGTCGGCGCCCCAGCCGCCGCCGGCAGACGATTTCGCCGACGACGACATTCCGTTCTGATGGCCCGGAGGCGCGCACCCAAGCCCGCCAAGGATGGCGGGCTGTTCTCGGCGGCCAAGGCCGCCGCAGCCTTTCGCACGGCCGAAAAGGATGGGCTCGCGTGGGGCCTCGAACTGCACCGATGGGTGGAGCCGAAGGACTGGCCGCGCGAGCTGGAGGCGCGCGTGCCGCCCGAGCACCGGGCGGTTGCCGAGGAATACCTGCGCGGCATCGCCAAACGGATGCGCACCCAGCGGGCGCTGAAGGCCAAGCGCCGCGGCGGCCCGCCGGACGAATAGCCGCCGTCCCTGTTCCTCCCCGGGGGCAGCGGCAGGCCCCGTCACCTGGGCAGTGGTGAGCACGCCGGCGGCATGCCGGCGATCTACCTGTGCTCCATCCCGTCGCCAGCGGCGCCGTCAGGAAGGCCGGGCGGCGTCGGCATCGGCGTGTCGGGGAATCCGTCCTGCTGCGGCCAATCGCGCAGGGCTTGGCGGTAGGTGGCCCACTCAGCGCGCTGCTGCTCGGTCAGCGGCGCGTCCGGCATCTGAGTCCAATCGCTCAGGCGCAATGCACAGTCCCTTTGAACGCGCGCCTGCTGCGCGCGTCGTCGCTCCATAAGATGCGCGGGGATCTCGTTGACCGCGGTTTCGTCAGGCAGGGCATCGTCGGCCTCGCGAATCGCACGGAAACTCGTTTCGGTGATGGCGTACATAGTCATCGCTCGTAGGTGTAGCCAGCGCAAAAGCATTGGAAACTTGCGCCGGACCCGGTTGAATAGCTGAACTCCTTGTTGTCATTGATGACAATGAATCCATTCACCATCGCGCCGGCTCGGAGAAAGGAAAGAATGTTTCCGCTCGGCGCGCCAAGCTCAGGGGTCGAGATAAACACAATGTTGGACCCGGTGTTCTCGAAGAAAGCGAGCAGCCGTTTGGCGGTTACCGGCACCGCGCTTGCGCAGCTCACGGCGACGCCGATGCCCCCGTTGGGGGTCGTCCCGTTGGTCACCAGCAGAAGCGGCGGCGTGTTCAAATCCACCACGTAGTTGATGGACTGCGATGAACTGTCATGGATGAACCGAAGAATTTGGCCGCTTGCGTCGGTGCGAACGCTGCCGACGTAGCGGCGCGACGTGTCGCCGGTCTTTGCCCGCGCGGTGCCGATGTACGGCGCAGCGGGCGCGGTCGTCACCACCTCCACGTCGGCGTTGCCCGCGTTGTCGAACAAGTAGACGTGATACCACGTGTTCGCTTCGAGGCTGAGGCCCGACTTCGTGACGGCCGACGGCAGCTCCAACGCCGAACCGCGACCCGGAATGAAAGCCGCGCCACTGGTCACGCGCAGGCTGGTGCCGCTCACCCACTCCATGCTCAGGCCGTCGATGTAGCCGCGCGGCGTCAGGGCGGCGACCTGCGCGCCCGTCGCTTTCCTGTTGGCCCCGGCCTGAACCACCTCGAAGGTGTCGGCGGCGCCGAGCGCGGAGGCTGCAGGCAGCTGGGAGATTTTGATATCGGCCATCGGGGTTACTCCAGAATTCGTCTGTCGCCGGCTTCGGTGATACGCAGGTCGCCTGCTTCGGTGATGCGCTTGGTCACGTACAGGAACGTGCGCTCATGTCGGTGCCAGCTTGCCAGGCCGTCGCGCACGGCCTCAACCTCCACGCGGATGGTGGCGCCGCCGCTGCCGGCGGCCGGGGTGAAGGTGTCGCTGGTGCCCGCGATGCCGGCCTGGGTGCGCGCGAGCGTGTCGCCAACGTACCAGCGCGCCGTGTAGGTGGTGCCGGGCTCGGGGCCGATGCTGGCGGCCTCCTGCGGCACCAGCTGATCGGCCTGCAGCATGCGGTCGCGGTGAGCCCAGGTCGCGGTGAGCGTGCCGGACAGCTCGGTGGGCGCGGCCTCGCCATTGATGCGGAAGCGCCCCGGCACGTAGGGGCGCGCGGCGCGGGCGTTCATCGTCACCGTGCGGGTGGGGGCTAAGTCGAGCGCGAGCTCGCCGGCGCTGGCCTGGGTCACGGCCTTGGCGTCCACCTCCTCGCCGTCGGTGAACTCGGTTGTGCTCGCGGCGACGCCCTCCTCAAGGGCCCAGAATCGCGTGCCGAGCGGCCAGGCGCGCGCGATGGTGTCGCCCACGCCGCGGGCCACCGTGACGGTGCCGCCGGGCACGTTCACCGCGTCCACGCGCACCAGCTCGGCCTCGGGGCCCGTGCCGAGCATGCCCAAGCCGCCCACGTCCACCTGGTCTAGGCCGCGCGGATGGTCGAGCGTGAGCAGCGTGTCGTCGGCATCGATGCCGGTCAGCAGCGGCCCGCCCGGCGTCCACTCGCCGGAGCCGGTCTGCTCATACGCGGCGCTGCCGGTGCGGGTGTAGAGCGTGAATCCGTAGTTGACGCCCTGGGGCCGTGCGGCGACCATCGCCAGGAACCCGGCGGCCTGATCCAGCGCGTTTGCCACGCCCGCGCCCTCGGCGCGGTGAATCGCCACATAGGGCAGCTCGAGCGCGGCGACCACGGGCGCAGGCAGCGGTTCCACCGGCGGCGGATCCCAGCCACTCGGCTGCTGGCCCAGGTAGCTGGTGGACGGCAGGCCATAGACGTCCTCGGCCAGGTCGAGCGTGATGGCGCCCGAGGTGAGCGTGCCGTAATTCACCTGCAGCACGCGCATCGGCATGTCCTGGATGCCCAGCTTCGCGTCCGTCCAGCGCACCACCTGGCCGGGGAGAATCCCGTAGGCCGAGCGGTCGACGCGCAGCCTCACCCGGCACAGCGGCTGCGAGCGGGCTGCCAGGTCGCGCAGCCCCACGCGCTCGGCCAGAGCCGCCGTTGGCAGGCCCTTGTACTGCACCGACTGGGACACCACGCCGCCCTGGGCTTGAATGTTGGCGAGCTGCTGCACCGTCACTGATCCGGCCTTGCCGGTGCTCACGTCGGTGTAATTCACCACCACCTCGTTAACCGTTTCGGTGATGGCGGCGCGTTCGAAGGATTCGACCGAGAGCACATTGAGCCCGCGGCGGAACTCGGGCAGCGTGGCGACGTCATAGCCGCCGCGGATCGGCAGCAGCCGGAACAGGCCGGTGCGCGGGTCCTGGGCGAGCACCGCGCCGGCGTGGTTCATCACGTCCTGCACGAAGCCCTCGATGGAGTCGGAGCGCACCCACTGCAGGCACAGCCCCAGGCCCTCGGCGTGGAACACGTCAGCCGCGGCGCGGAAACTGGCATCATCGAGAACGCCGGCCGGGTAGCCCATGCCCCACACCGGATTGGTGAGGCATTCGTAGGCGATGTGCGCCGGGTTCATCGCCTTGGCGCCGATGAGATCGATTTCCGCCTTGTCGGCGTACCAGGCCGTGCCGTCGCCCCCGTGCCAGCCCTTTTTGATGCGCCGAACGCGGAATTTCCACGGCTTCGGATAGGGGTTCATTGCCCCCACCATGCCCTTGCGAAACACCAGGGTGAGCAGGCCACGGAAGGCCGGCATGGGCGCGTCGATCTGGCTTGCCAGGTAGTCATTGGCTTGCTGGGTCGGCTCGCCCATCATCACGTCGAGCGTGCCCTGGATACCGCCTTCCTTTTTCTCGCCGCCCCACAGCCCCGGGGCGTTCACCTGGATGGACTGCGAGGCCGTGACCATGCCCGACCAGGCGGTGCGGTCGCCTCCGCGCAGCTCGAGGAAGGCATCCACGGGCCCGTGGCAGAGCCCGAAGTGCAGGCCCATGAAATAGCGGTAGCCGACGGTCTGTTTCTTACTTCCGCCCACGTGCCGCCTCATTGCGTGCGCGCGCGACTACTCCGGCCACCAGCGCGTCGCCGGTCGCCTCGAGCTCATCGGCGGGGATGCCCTCGCGCAGGAACCGCGACCAGTCAAGGCCATAGCGTGTGAAGAAAAACCGCGCACCCGAGGCGCATAGGCGCTCCTCGCGGATATGGCGCATGGTCACGCGGGGCTCGCTCATTTCTTGCTACCCTTCACCTTGATGGGCGTCGTGTCGAGGTCACCGTACCACAGGATATTGGGCCCGGTAATCCACACCTCGCCGAACACCACCGGCACCGCTCGCCCCTCCTCGGCGGTCGGGAAGTCGAAGTCCTCGAGCGTCGGTTTCGGCGGCTGCGGCGCCTTGGGCGCGAGAGCGTAGGACAGGACCGCGCTCACCACCATGACGGCGAGCGCCACCCAGACGTTGATGATGGCCACGGCGGCCCCGGTCGCCGGAGAGCCCAGCAGGTGGTCGAGCGTCCAGCCGGCGGCGCCCAGCAGCAGCGCGGGCAGGATCGGCAGCACCCGGAGCCCGGGGCGGGCCAGGAACTCGAGCGTGCGCGCGGCGATGGTGGCTGGCTTGGTCATCGGTCAGTAGATCGGGTCGCCCCCGAATGGGTTTTTCTGCGGGATGAAGGGCGTGCCGCCGTAGTTGAGGATGTTCTGGAACTTGTCATTGCAGGCGGCTAGCGTATGTTCGCAACCGGGGTAGGCGCGCACAACCGCGCCCGGGGCCAGGCCCACCGGCCGGTTGGCAAGTACCAGGTCGCCGGCGACGTGCGACACGATGAACCGGCGCTCAAAAATGCCGGTGGCCACCTCCCACTCGACAAAGCCGCCGTCGAAGTGGCCGGCGGGGTAGGCCTGCCAGGCCGAGGCTGTGATGATGGAGCCCTGCACCGCGGACACCTGGCCGTCCACACGGAAGGCCTCGCGGTTCACGCGGCAGTCGGGGCCGTAGAGCACGTGCGGGCATTGGCGGCCGTAGGTGCGGCGCAGGCCGTTGCGGCGCAGGCTGGTGAACACGGGCTCGCACGTGATGGTGGCCTGGGTGCCGTCGTTGGACCAGGCGACGTTGACCACGCGGCCGGTCCATATGGTGGCCAGCTCGCCGTCGCCGTCGTGCATGCGGCGCAGGATTAGCGTCACCGCATCCGAGGGCGGCGCGACGCGGTAGAGATCGGCGATGGGGAAAGAGCGCGGCACGGTGAGCTTGAGCGCGCTGCGGTTCATCTCGCTGCCCTGCTCGATGGCCGAGCGGCGCAGCGTCGCGCTTTTGTAGGTCACCATGTCCACCACCACGTCGCGGTCTGCGCTGGTGAATGTCCAGGCCAAATAGTCGCGGTTGAAGGTGTAGAGCTCGACCGGGCGCCCCTGGTCGTCGCTGCGCTCGCGGGCGTCATACGTCATGGGTGAGTCCCGTCCAGGTGGTGCTGCTCTCGGCCACGTCAGCGGTCCAGTAGGCGAGCTCTGCCGCGTCGGACTGCTGCCGGCACAGCGTCATGAAGCTGATGGTGTCCACGTCCTGCGGGTGCACCTCGATGCCGAGCGGTGCATCGATGTTGAGCAGCTCGGTCGCCGCGTCGGTTTCTGTGGCGCCCACGATCCGGCGGTATAGCACCGTCCCGTCGCGCAGGGCAATGCGGATATCACGACGGCCCGGTTCGCCAGAGAGGAACAACGTGTAGCCCAGCCACTCGACAGGCAGCTCGAGCGCATCATTGGCCACAGTGGAGGCCAGGGTGAGGTCCTGGGTCCAGGTGGGCACCCATATGGCGCCCTGGCGGCCGCGCAGCGCGGCGAGGAGCTGGCGGTGCTCGGCGATGGCCTGGCGCCCGTCGAGAAGCCAGCCGTGCGTCTGCGAGGGCGTGGGCGTGCCCGTCATATCCTCGCGCTCAACCGGCCCGGTGGTCGCGTCGAGCTCGGCGAGCGTGCGCTGCAGGCCAAGGTCAAGGCCGCGCGCCCAGTTGGGCGGACGTTCCAGCACCAGGTAGCCGCGGTAGAGCGGGCCGGTGGCCGGCACGCCGTCCCACGGCTCCTGCAGCTCGAAGCGCAGCAGGGTGGGGCTGGTTGCCTCGCCGGTGAAGCGCGGCAGCTTCACGGTATCGACAAGGCGCGCGGCGCGGGCGGGGATGATGCGGTCGCCGGCCTTCCAGGCGCGCACGGTCGGCCGCGCGAGCGTGAGCTGGGCCGCGCCCACGTCGGCGATTTCCACCACCTCATAGTCGCGCGGGCCGTCGCCCAGCAGCACGGCCAGGCCCCCGTCGTGGAAGTCGCGGGTGGCGGTATCCACCACGATGGTCGAGGACCCGGCCGGCAGCGCGGCCTTGAGGTGGCCGGTGTCGTGGAACAGCGGCAGCGCCCAGGTGCGCGAGCCCCAGCCCCACAGCGCGGCCTCGAGGAAGCGGCGCGCGGGCCCCTCGGCCGCGGCGGTGAACTCATAGAACCGGCGCGCGCCCAGGCGCAGGCCAATGCGCTGCTCGCTTCCGTCGTTTCGGGTGAGGACGTCGGTTTTCCACTCGAGCCGCTCGACCAGGGAGCGGGACCAGTCGGGCAGCCAGGACCAGGCGGTAACGCGCGAGCCGGTGATGGTGGCCACCACCGGGGCCTCTCCGGCGTACTGCCAGGTGAGCGTGGCATCGATGGTTGGCGGGCCGTCGGTGCTGATGCTCAGCGAGTAGTTGACCTCGGCGAGCGGAGGGTGGCCCGCGCCTGGGGCCAGGCCATGGACCGTGATGCCCTCGGCGTTGGCCAGCACCAGGTCCTCGAGCACGATGGCCCGATAGTAGGTGTTCCAAACTAGGATGCTGCGCTTCTGGTCGCCCACGATGTTGCCGAGGGCGAAGTGCAGGGCGCTGTAGTGCAGGCGGTCGAATAGGTCGCCGCCGTAGAGCGGCTGCAGGGTGCCCGCGAGGGCCGTATGCCCCTGCGGCGCATCCTCGGCGCCGGTGTTGTGCCAAGCGCCCGCGGAGACGCCCTCGAGCGCGAGCACAGCGGTGTGCGGCGGTCCGCCCTCGGTAAGCCCCGCCGGCGGCAGGTAGTGCCCTGGCGCCGCGTCGGTTATCAGGGGGCTGTAGCGGTTTGCCATCGCGTCAGCTGTTGATGCGGTAGGCGTAGCCGTAGAGGCCGCTGTTGGGCTCGCCTAGGGCGCCGTTTTTGCGGATGACCGGAAACACCTTCCACTTCTCGGTGCCGAGCGTGAGGATGTCCTTGGGGTTGTAGTAGTCCAGCCGGATGAATCGCATGTCGGGCGGGTAGCCGAGCGGGCTGGCCAGCTGCGACGGCCGACGCCCGAGGCACCACAGCGGCCACAGCTGGGTGCGGCCGGTGAGCGCGCTCGCACCGGCCAGGTAGGGGCCGCGCAGGGTGGCCACGTCGGTGAGGTTGCTGCCGCCGCTGTTTTGCGAGTAGCCCCCGTGCAGGTTGTTGCCGCCCAGCCAGTTGGGGCTCACGCCGTCCACGTCCGCGCGGACATAGGTGCCCTCGTTGGA